ATATGACCTCGATGCGCTTGAGACAAAAATCCAGACATTCAAATCACTGACCGGGCTGAACGCTTGGATTGGCGAGATGAATCCTGTGCTAACGGCGATGCACAAAGAAAACAACGCCGACTATAACCGCTTTTTTGCATTTTGGAAAAAACAGGAAAAGGACATATCCGATGGCAAGACCTGATTACAAAGGGGGCAACCCCAAACTACAGCGCGGGGTGGAAATCACTGACAATCTCCAAATCGGATTTTGGTTCAACATTGATGACCCTGATCTGCGTGCGAGGCTTGATGCCTACTACGCAGCGGCAGCGGCTGACAAGGAAAACGGATGGAAGCGAGAGCCGGGTGTGCAACTGCAAGTAAAAGTTGGCAACGAGTTTATGACCGTTTGCAAAAGCAGGCTGTGGCTTGACACCGGGCCACCAGCAGCACCAGCACCGGCACCAGTCTATGCCCCTGCCCCGCCGCCTCACACAAACGTGCCTGACGCACCGCCACCACCAGCAGGCTATGGGGCAGCTAAAAATGGCTAGGCAGGCTCTGTATACAGTCAAAGAGGCGTGTGATGCGCTGTTTGGTGAGGGTTACAGCGAGGCCAGCCGCAAGCGTGTAAGGCGCTGGATCAGCAACGGCCAGTTGAACGCGATTCGAGACGGATCACGCTGGTTTATACCGCGTGGCGAAATTGCCAAAATGGGAGGTGATGTTGGACAAGAGAGCAACAAGCTGGACGCCTGAGAGGCGTGCGGCACATAGCATTGCGATGCGTAAAATGTGGGCTGAAAAACAGAGGGCGGCTGTTAAGCAAGTAGCCAAACCGCCAGAGACCAGTTGGTTACAGCAATTTTGGGAGAGGGTGAAAGGGGCGCGTTAGCGCCCTTTTTATGTGCCAAATATGGCGCTGGCTGTTGCTGACCTTGCCTTTTCTTGCTTGGCCTCGTTCTTTGAATAATGGCCATATTGGCGATATGTGAAAGATGGGTTGCTGTGACCCATGTGGGCAGCAACATCTGCCCAATCCTCACCTAAACCAGACAATTGCACGCTAGCGAAAAAATGCCTCATATCACCCCACACCATGCGCTCAATGCCTGCTCGTTTGCTGGCACGCTCAATTAACTCGCGCAGTGTTTTTTTCTGTTTTGGCAAGCCAGAGCCAGTTGCAAAAACCAGATCATCATCAGATTTGTACCGGCTCTGCAATTTTACTTCACGCAACGCTTGGATAGTTTCAGCAGGCACTGGGATCGTGCGATAGCCACGCTTGGTTTTTGGCTCCCCAATGTTACTGCTTTCATTTTTAACAGCTTGCTTTACACGCACCGTGCCACCAGCAAAATCTACACAACCCCAAGATAAAGCACGTAACTCGCCCTGCCTCATACCTGATGACAACGCTGTGAGGATCATTGCACGGCTAACAATCGATTCGCCAACAACGCCCTTGGTTACCAGCTTCTGCACTGTTTCTGGTTGAATTTTGGGAGCGCGATCCGCAATCTCTGTAGACAGACCAAATGAAACCTTGTCCAACGGGTTTAGATCAATCCACCCTTTACCTTGGCAATAATTAAAAAACGCTTTCATAACTTTGATGCGTTTTTCAGCGGTGGATTTGCTCGCACTTTTCGCTTTTATCTCGCGCTTGAAAGCCGCTGCCAAATCATCTTTGTTTGATTTTGAAATTGTTTTTGCCAGATCATACTTACCGAATGGCCTTCCATCGACCTTTATTGCTAACGCAAAATCCACACCACGCCGCAAGTCGTTATAATGAGGTTCGCTAATTTCGCCATCTTCAACCCGGCGCATTTGAGACTTTAAAAAAACAACGGCAGCATCACTGCATTTAGTTACAGCAACCGGCGCTGCAATCTGCCCAGTCAAAAATTTGGCCTTCAGCATTTCAGCTTGTTCCAGCGCCGCTGCTTCAGTTTCGAATCTGCCGTGATTGACACTCAACCCTACACGCGATGCGTTGATTGTGTAATAGCCACGCTTTGCCCAAAATTTTACTGATAAATCTTTCATCACAAGCTCCCAATTGTCTTATTGCGCTTGCTATATTGACACAAAAGGTCACGTATTTAAAGAAAAACTATAACAAAACTATAACAAACCTATAACAACGCAAAAAAACAGCCCCCAGCCGTTAGAGGCTGAGGGCTTGTTTTTGAGGCTATGCCTCGGTTTGGGGATGGCGGGAGTGACGGGACTCGAACCCGCGGCCTCTGGCGTGACAGTCACGATTTTAGTGGTTTTTGAACACCTAAAATGGCGGTTTCCCGCCGTTTTTGTGATTTCATGGTATTTGCTGGGAACCCAAAACCTATAACAAAACTATAACAGTTATGCCTTTGCCTTACGCTTTTTTGCCGTCTTAGCAGATTGCTTGAACGCAGCGGCTGTCGGTGCGCCTTTGCTGCCGACTTTTCTCATGCGTTCTGGCTTTCTACCAGCCGCTTTTTGCGCTTTGATTCGCGCACGTTTTCTAGCAATGTTGCGGTATAATCCGGGTCGTTTCATAATCAAACCCTCCGCAAACTACGGCCACCCATGCGACCACCCATGCGACCACCCATGCGGCCAGCAGGCTTTTTGTTAGCTGCTGTTTTTGTCTGTTTCTTTTTCTTCATTGGTTTTTTCATATATCCGGGCATCTTCTTACCTTCCTGCTCTGCGCATAGCCGCCCTATGCGCTTCTGTGAATGTCTTGCCGCCGCGCATTGCTTTACGCATTGATGTGATATGCTTTGCAGTATGATGGGCGCGATGGCGCTTCAGCGCGGCTTCCTGCCGTGCCGTTAAAGCTTTTGGTTTCCGCATTATGATCTCCGCGATTTTTTGCCAGCGCATTTCCAACGCTTGCGTGATAGCCGCAAAGGGCTATTAGGATTCTTTGCTGCTTTCGGATTCTTTCTCATCTGACCGGCTGATCTGGCGCAGTAGCTATCACCCTTGCTGGTGCCTGCGCGTACACGCGGCCCACCACCCTTGGCCTTACCAGCTTGGCCATAGCTGACCTTTTTGCCTGTCGCTGTGATTTTAACCTTGGCCTTGCCTTTAGCTGGCGTTAACCTAGCCATCTTTTAACAGCCCCTGCCGATAGCCCTTGGCCTTGCTGTATGTCAGCGTCTCGCGTCTGCCTTCATCTGCATATGAGCAGTGAACCCAGCCGCTATTGCCGCCCTGATAGCACTCAAGGATCAGTTGATCGAATGGCAGATTATCTTCGATCCAGCGTGCTAAATCGTAGTTGTCCACCCCGGCCACCTCAAAGTCGGCTGCTGCTGCGCCATTGTTACAAGTATGCTGACTTGTCATTTTTGAGCCTATCGACACACATAACTCTGGTGAACGGAATCCTGACGATACAATGAACGATCCAAACTCATTGCGAATGGGCTGCAATATGTTTTCACATAGAGCCTCTAACGCACCGATCTGGTCAGTGTCTGGCAAATTTGGGATGCCCTTGCGTTCTGCCGTTTGGCTTTTACACAATTCATCAAGCGTGAAATTTTGTGAAAGTCTCATTTCTTATCCTTCACTTTGCCAACGACACCTTCGAGCATCCCGCCGCCAAAGTAGAATGCCAGAATGGTCAGCATTGCCTCACCAACGTAAAAATCATCAATGACTTGCTTTATTTCAGGAATGTTGGCCTGACCCATCAAGGTCATCACAAGCACAAGGAAAAACGAAATGAGGAATGTGCCGGTGAACATGAGGGCCAGATAGCGCTGCGCTACTTTAAACGGCGCATAGGCTTTCATTGTGTCAATCTTGGCCTGCGCTTTGACGCGCTCCATTTCCTCATCAGAACTGTGGACATCATCAATCAAGTCCATGCCTTTTTTGATGACATCACCATTGCCCAATATGGACGCAAGAACTGCAAGCATATTATTTCCTATCTATCCAAGTCGTAAAGCCCATGTAAGCGCCAACAACGCCTGACAAACTGATGTACAGCAGTGGGCTGACCTCACTGAGCAGCTTGATGCGGCTATCAGGCACAAAGGGCATAAACAGCATGATTGTGTAGACGCCAATGCCAATCAGCGAATATCTGGCCAGTCGCAGTTGTGCTAGGTGCTTGCGTGATCTGTCCTCGAACTCGCGTATCTCTTTTGCGCGTTCAATCTCCGCATCGCTTACAATGCCGTCATCATCCAGGTCGTACTTTTCAAACTCGCTGGACGGCTCAAGTTTTTTCTGGACCACGGTTTTACTGGCCAGATATGTTAGCCTGCATATTGGCCACAAAAGCGTTTACCGCTTCAGCAAGTTCAGGGTCTTTGCCCGGTAAAACGGCAAGGCGACCAAGCTGTACTGCTAACGGATTAACGCCACGATTTGTTGCCTGTGCAGTTGTTTTTAGCCAGCGAATGAACTTAGGTGATGTCATTAGCTTGGCTGCATAGCGCGGAGCAAGCAACGTGCCGCCTGCTGCTGC